GCATAACTAAACTCATCTCTAAACCGCGACTTAATTGTTTCTTCAAAGTTTTCATTCAGTTCAAAGTTAACAAAGAAATCCATTGCAGCCAAATACTTATTAATCAATTTGTTGATTACAGGTATATATTGCCGAATTATTTTTGTTTTTATTCCTGCATCCTTAAGAAGGACACTTGCAACATCAAGTATCTGTCTATCTTCTACCAATTGCTTTAACGTGTCTTGTAAGCCACTTAAACTTGCTTTAAGCTCTCTCAATCGATCATTATTATTATCCGCTTTTGTTGCTTGTGTGATATTGTCTAGTTCAGACTCAATGTTATTAACAAAGTTGGTCCATGCGTTAGATTGAACTTGATTGGTATTGACTTGTTGTTGCTTTGAAGTAATCAACTCCATCGTTGATGCAATCTCTGTGAGTCTCTGATTTAGACGTGAGATCTCTTCTGTTAGTTTTACTTTACCTTCTTCAATCTCTGCAAGCTGTTGACTAGCCCGTTCAACAACAGTGGTTTTATGATCGCCTGATATTCCTTGTCTGCATGTTGGACAATCATGATTGCTTGCAAAGAACTCTGCATCCTTTTCTATTAATGCTGCTCTTACATTAATCTGTCTTGCAAGATGCGTTACCTTTTCATATCTTGACAACACTTTAGGTTGATCTGATATTGTTAAACTCAACTCTGCTATCTCTTGTAACAACAAAGAGGTGCCTGTATCAACACCATGTACCATGTTTCTATAGTAAGTGATCTGTTCAGTCTTCTGCTTAACCACACTCTCCTGGCTTTGTTGTATCTCATTGAGGTGAGAATTCTCCATCTCAATCTTTTCTTCAACACCTTGTATTTTATATGTAACATCGACGATGTCGTTTTTATTTTGAGCTACCTTTTCTTTTAACAACGTATTCATTGTTGTAAAGATTTGAATATCTAATAAATCTTCAATTACTTCTCTTCGTGTTGCTGCGGCAAGTTGCATAAAAGGAATAAACGACGCACTACCAAGTACAACAATCTGTGAGAACGACTTATGGTTTATCTTTAGGATTTGCTTATCAAGTACATCTTGGTAATCCGACGAAGCAGCATCAGCATTTATTAACGCTCCGTCCATATAAATCTCAAATACCGTTGGCTTAGAGCCACGTTTGACCATATAATTTTTATTACCAATAATGAAATCACACTCAACCAGCAATCCTTTATTATTGATTGAATTGATTAGCTGACCTTTATTTACTTTACGGAAAGGCTTACCAAATAAAGCAAACGACAAAGCATCAAGAATAGTTGATTTGCCTGCTCCGTTCTCACCTACAATAAGAGTATTGTTATGTGTATTGAGTGATACTTCTGTAAATACATTACCAGTGCTTAATAGATTTTTCCAACGCAGTGTTTTGAATACAATCAATTATTACTCCACACTCATTGCTTCTTCATATAATGATAACATTAAGGTTTCTAATTTCTTCTTACCTACTATGTCCATTTGGTTGACGTACTTGGTAAGGATGGTTCTTGTGTCCTCGGCTTCACTGATAATGTCACTATCATTAGCACTATCCATATGAAAATGATCATCAACAACTTGTACATTGTATACACCAGCTTTTTCAAGTTTATCTACAAACATATCGAAACAATATGGGTTAGTTTTATTTCTTACAATTAACTTCACAAACGTTTCACTATACACAGAAAAATCTATGTTGACAACTTCACTAATTTGTTTGTCAGTATCATCGTAGTGTAACTTATGAAAGATATTATAAGGATTGGGAACAAATGTTAGCTCGCGTGTATCCGTATCAAATACATGGAAGCCTTTTTGGTCTCCATAATCAGACCATGTCATTTCGTACGGTGTTCCAAGATAATGAATGTTACCAACTTTTGATTGATGGTGGAAGTGACCGGACCATACTGATTCAAAGTTACTGAATACATCTTTAGTAGTACCACCTTGATGTATAGCACCTTTATACATCTCAAATCCATCAATCTCAAAATGACCGATCACATGCGTTGCTTTTGTGTTTGTAATTGCATCTCTAATTTGTTGGTCGTTATCTTCACACCACCACGGTACCAGTAAAAAGGTAACTCCCCCGAGCTCTGTCTCCCACGGTGAGCTAATAGCATGAATTGAATCATATTCTCGAAGCAAGAGGTTAGGGGAGTTGACACTGTTGGTATTCTTGAAGTAGGTGTCATGATTACCAACTAGAGCAATTGTCTTGTATGTATTTGCTCTATCAAAAAAATACTTTCGACTTTGTTGGAGCGAGTTGAAGTTGATATACTTTCGTCTATCAAATACATCACCCAACTGAATAATACAAGTAACTTCGTTTTGTTCTAAGTATGGAAAGAATATATCATTATAAAATTTTGCAAAGAATTTATGGAAGTGCGGACTATCGTTCCGTGCTCCAAAATGAACATCACCCAGTAACGCTAGTTTCATTATCATCCTCTATAAAAGCTTCAACACCTTTTTTGCGTTTAACTTTTTTCTTGTCAATATTTTCTTCAAACGCTTTTATAAAGTCTGAGATATTTTCTGTATCAAACTCCATTACGTTCACATTAAAATCTCCGTCCTCTCCTTGCTGAACAAGCTCATTGAATAGCATACTGTGTTCAGAAGTTTTATGTTTTATATAGACTTGCTTCTTCTCTTTTTGAATGCGACGAAGAAAAGCGTAGTATATGATCTGAGTAAAATAAGCAAATGGATTGTCGGATTTAGCAGGATCGAAATTGTCAAAATAACTAATACAGTTTTCAATTCCATCGCTTATCATTTCATCACGGTAAGAGTAATTTATAAAGTTAGGCTTGGTAGCTAACCGCTGAGCAATAAGAAGAATACACTCACCGACATAATTAGGTATCTGTGGCTTATCGGTACCATCTTCCTTTGCTTGTTTTACATTGGCTTTGTAATCAAGTATCGTAGCATACAGCTGTTTGTTGTCAACGTAATTTGCCATATTAGTTTACCGGTGTATCGTCAGTGGGCATCATTTCAAGAATCCTCTTCATTTGTTGTTCTTTGTTCGTGCTTTCAGAGTCTATAAGTGACTCAAATTCTGCATCGATCTGTTTCTCTAGTTCATCAAAATAGTAATCAACAACAGTGTAGTAATAGTTAGCAAAAGAATCTCTTGCGTCAACTGTATTAATAATATCCGAGCGATTGAACATGATTACATCACTCTTTGAGAACATTACATATCTAACAAACGATACTGATGGTGTAGCACCTATAAAATACCGATAGTTAATCTGCAATGGCTTTTCAAGTGATATGATATCCTTGTAAGAGTCAACTAGTTTTCCAACTATCTCTATTCCGTTATTGAGCTTTATTAAAGTAATCATTTAAATCCTTACAGCTTAATTGTATAAATTTTGTACTCAAATTTTTCCTGATTATACATCTGAACGCGTTCTGAAAAGTGACGAATCGTATGGTTCTGAAACGACTTCCACGAAATATCATCAGCTATATCATATAGCACAGCGTGTGTCTTTTCTTCACTTGTTCTCAAACCTCTACCAATTGATTGAAGAACTCTAATACGAGATTTACTTGGACTTCCGAATATAACATTATGTAGGTTAGGGATATTGACACCTGTTGAGAAAGTTTTATAAGACGCAACTATTGCAGCGTTGTTACTCTTCTCAACCAGCTTACGAATCTCTTCCCTTTCCTCACCTTCTACTTTACCATACACAAGAAATACTTCTCTATCTGGATCGTATGCCTTGATCATATCGTATAGTATTTTACCATGTTGTATGTAATTAAACAACAGCAATGTGTTAGTATTTAAAGAACAAGTAAGATTACTAATAAATTTGTTTCTTGCTCCACTCAAAACAATATGATTGAGCTCGTCTGTATACGATGGCTTTGTTTTAGCAAATAGCTTACGCGTATCTTCATTGTAGCTAAGAACGAGTGATTTTATTTTAAGAGATGCAACTGTACCTTGCTCCATCAGTTCAGATGTAGTAGTTACTTGCTTGACTGATCCAAACAGCCCTTCAAGCACTAATTTGTTTGTATTAGTACCGTCAAGTGTTCCCGTAAAGCCAAACCTATACTCACACTGTGTCATCTTCTCCATGATATCAACAAGGCTCTTTGCTTTAAACTGATGTGCCTCATCGCCAATGACAACACCGTACGTATTAAACCATTCTTTAGGTAGCTTGTATACACTTTGCCACGTTGTTATAACAAAGAATGCTGTGTCTGTTATTTTTTCTTGACCTGAATATATTTTATGAATAAGATCAGGTGGACATCCATAATCAACAAAGTCAGATGCCATCTGATGAACAAGACCTGTTGTTGGAACAACGATTAGAATCTTTTTTGAAACAAAGTATGTGGCAAGCAGGTAAATGATCAATGACTTACCTGATGCTGTTGGTGAAAGGAGGACAGCGCGCTTCTTCCTTACAGCATGCACAAAAGCACTTAGTTGATAATCACGAACCTCAAACGGTAGATCAATATTTTTAATAAACTGTTTGGCTTCAACAATAGAAAAACTTTTCTCAGTAAAGTCTTCTACCCTATCATACTCTATATCATATCCACGTTCGTGTGCAAACTTCTTTACTTGTTCTATTAAGCCAGCATACAACGTACCACGCATCAAATGAAACAAACGAATCTTACCATCCCACAATTTGTTCTTGTATGCAGGTGAAAACTTAGCACCCGGAACATTGAAGGTGAAATACTCGCTCAACTCATATGCTATACTGCTGTCACAATGAAGCTTTAAGTGAACATTATTAAATTTGGTTACACGGATTGTATCCGTCATCCACCTACCTTAAATCTTTCCCAATCGATCGCATTCTTTATTAGAAACCCTCGATTAGTTATTGTCTTAATTGCTG